GCAAACGTAGAAGTATACATGGGAGAGAAGAAAATTCTTTCATTAATCCTTGAATAAAAAAAAGAACCCAATAGCAAAGTATCTAAGAGATAGACGTTATCGTCAGATTGTGATAAAAAATAAGAAAGCATATGACAGAAAAAAAAACAATAAAAATTCACACAGAGATAGTTAATGGTGTATGTCCAACTTGCGAAGAGTACACAATGTTAGTTGGTATAACTAGATCTTTTTATAGATGTATTAGTTGTGGCTCTGATTTAAAGCAACACGTAAATGGTAGTATAAAATACATACCACGTTTACACAAAGAAACCTTACAATCTGAGGTTGACGGGTATTTTAATGGCGAAGAAGTCTAAAAGTTTATACGGTAAAAAAGTAGAACACGAAGCTGTATTTCACAAGACAAATATAGGTAGAAATCCTAGCAAAGCAAAAATGAACAAGCACCGTCGGCGTTCGTATAAAAAATACCGGGGACAGGGAAAATAGGGGTTGACATTATTTTCTAGGATATTATATTATCCATATGAAAGAAAAAATAATAACAATTAAACCGAAAGGTATAACACAGAAGCAATGGTCTATTCTTTTATTAGAATTAAACATGATTAAAAATGCATGGAAACCATACGGCGTAGACATGCAGATGTCTGCACCTGGTTTGAAAAGAATTGTAGATTGGGGCACAAAAAAACATGGATCTGATAATACTGAACGACGGCCTGTATCAACTTCTTCCAGTAACCAAAGAAATAATGGAAGGAATAACATTACTAGATCAAGTTCAACTAAGTTGTTTTGATCTTTGTGATATATTGAGATTAAAATTAACAGGGTATGTAGATACTTTGAACTTACATATAATGAATGATGGCAGTGGTGCTATGATTGGTTGTATGTGTAGATAGAATTTGATGACCGGTGAGTAGGCGTCGATACAAATGCTTCGCGCTAAGTCCCTCACGTTAGCTATAACCCGCAAGGGTAGCGACCAAAACCGGACGTGAGTCTGCAGAGTTCCTTAACGTGAGGATGCAGGCTCCGTATATGATTAAATAGTTTCTTGTAGAGTACAAGTGAATCTAATATAAATATTGTGTTTATTGACTTCTTCTTTACCTATTTCCTTCATTTTATTTAAAGATTCTTCATAACCAAATATCATACAATCATAAGATGTATTAAATTGTTCTGGCCATTGATAGGATGGCATACACGTTGTGTGTATTTGTGAGCAGATAATTAAAGTTAATAAAAATTTCATTTGACACCTATTGTATATTATGAGATAAATCCTATATTAGTTAAATCTAAGAAAGGAGTATAACAGTATATGACTGATATTAGCAAATATAAAAATGTCTCGTTGCCAAAAGACACTTATAATAAAATTGATAAGATAAGAAGAGTTATTGTACCTGAGATGACAATTAGTAGATCTCAAACAATAACATTATTAGTAAATGAGAAAGAGAAGAAGTTAAATGGCAGACTTAAAAAAGCGTAAAGTAATCTGTTCTGTTTGTAATGGAAACGGTTTTATCCGAGTCCCGTACGAACAGGCCAGGGAAGAACAATGGGCTGATTGTAATTTTTGCAACAACCAGGGTGAAATAGAAGAGGAGATAGAAGAAGATGAGAATAACTCTATTCAATAAAGATATCTATATAACTAAAAGATGGAAAGAAGATCTATCGAGATGGAGTTTGTTATATAGATCTGAGGTAGTTTTAACTGCAGCAGGTTTTGTAGTTGGTTTAATTGTTGGTTTAATAATATGATAGGCTCTGAAGATATAGCCTACATTGCAGGACTTTTTGATGGTGAAGGTAGCATTTATTTTGCTAAAAGAATTGAAAAGAAAAAGAAACATAATGGCAAAGGTTATAGAACCTCTATGTCACAACGTATAAGTATGGAGATAACCATGACTGATGAGTCTGTGATACGTTGGACCCATGAAGTATTAGGATGTGGAACTGTTGTTAAAAAACCTAGAAAAGGTTTACGTAAAGATGGCACTAAATATTTGATGCAGTATAAATGGCGTTGCACATTTAGAGACGCGTATTACGTGTGTTGTTTACTTTTTCCCTACGCCCATACTAAATTAGAAAAAATAAAAAAAATTATAGATCATTATTCTGGAGTAGTTATGAATAACAAAGTAGTGAATCTTGATGAGTATAGAGAAGCTATGAGTTTAGAATGAAAAATATATTATACATAACAATTTGTGCACTGTTTATATTATGGCTAACAAGCTGTAGTGCTAAATATGATGGTTTTAATCCTGCAACATCTGTTTTTAAATGGGTAATGACCAATGAAATGGAATAAAAAATTTATATATCCTACATCAACACGTGCGTTGATTGATGGTAAACGACACTATAATGTAGGAGTACACGAAAAACTACCTAGCGTTACTACTATTTTATCAGCTACACAGTCAGAAGAAAAGCGTAAGAGTTTAGAAGCATGGCGTGCTAGGATGGGAGCACAACGGGCAGATAGAGTTAGAGATATATCTGCGATGCGTGGTACGTCTATGCATACCTATTTAGAGGGCTATATAAAGGACGAGAGACACCTTGACCTTACCGCTTTGGGCGTTGAGGCAGGGAGAATGGCTGATGTGGTTATTCGATCAGGGCTCGGGGACCTGGAAGAGGTGTGGGGTACAGAAGTTACACTATACTATCCTGGGTTGTATGCAGGAGCTACCGATGTTGTAGGAATTTATAACGGGCGCGAAAGTATAATAGACTTTAAACAGACAAACAAGCCTAAACAACGTGAATGGATTGATGATTACTTTACACAGTTAGCAGCCTACGCTATGGCTCACAATCATGTGCATGGTACAGCCATACAACAAGGTGTGATTTTAATGTGTTCAAAAGATGGCTTCTTTCAGAAGTTTGAGGTGTCTGACAAAGAATTTCAGGGTTATATGCATACCTTCCTTAAAAAGATCGACCAATATTATGCAAATTGTACCAAGAATAAAAACGGTCAGGATACAAAAAATGATTAAAAAACATAGGAAATCATTGGCTAATTTGCTCATGTACCCATTGTATACACTTTTCTGTATAAAAATAAAAAAAATTTTTTTATTTTTTTTAAACCCTGGTACAATTGG